CGCTACGGATCCCGAAACCGGCAAGCCCTACAGTTGGCCGCTGGAATCGCCTCACCAGATGCCCGTAGAGTCGTTGCCGATTGTAACCCGTGAACAGGTCATGGAGGCTGCGGAAGAGGCTTACAAGGCGCTCCCTCCGTCAATGCGACGTACTCGGCTCGTCACTACGGTTATCCCCGACAAAGACGCTAAGACTTCGTATGACGGTCTGGTGGGTACACTCGCTGCCGTTGAGGATGCGCTCAAGTTCATTCCGAATCCCGACCTTTCGTGGGATGACTGGAACCGCATCGGCATGGCGATTTATTGCGCTACGGAAGCTAAGGGTCTACATATCTTCGACCAGTGGTCACGCGCATCTGGCAAGTACAACAGCAGCGAAACAACTCAGCGTTGGGACCATTACAGCAAGTCCCCGCCCTCTAAGATTGGTGCAGGCACTCTGTACTATCACGCACAGAAGAATGGCTGGCTCCCACCGCCGCACTTGGATCTGAACCCGATTAAGCCCGTCAAGATTGATCTGACTGGACTCAAAGAACCCAAGCGGTTGCCCAAGAGCACCAAAGAGAACTTTCCGCACGATTGGTTCACCAGTCCGTCATTGGTAGGGCGAGTCGTTCGCTGGATCAATTCAACGTCCCAGCAACCCCAGCCTACCTTTGCGTTGATGAATACGCTCTGTATGTTCGGGGCTATGTTCGGGCGACGGTACGCCATGGCGCATCTCAATACACGCTGCAATCTGTTTGCTATTGCCGTGGCTAAGCCCGGTGCGGGTAAGGATCACAGTCGTCAGCGCGTGAAGGAACTTATGGCTGCGGCAGGATTGCACCAGTTGATCTGCGGTGATCGTTTTAGCTCTGGCGTTGCTATCTTAAGAACGCTGTTTGAGTTCCAATCGCGCATTTCGCACTTGGATGAAATGGGCTTGTATCTTCAAAGCCTGACCGCCAAGAACGCAGCGAGTCACCAGCGAGACATTATCAAGACATTGCTTGAGGTGTACTCCAGCAGTAGCGGCATGTATCACGGCCAAGAGTACGCAGACTCGACCAACCGCGTTCGCCTCGACATCAATCAGCCTAACTTCAACTTCTTCGGCACTACGACTCCGAGAACCCTGATCCCGGCGTTGAACTTCGACATGGTGGATAACGGTACGCTGAGCCGCATCTTGATGGTTCCACCGTTTGAGGATTACCCGGACACGCAGATTCCGCAGATGACACCGCCGCCAGAAGACATCGTTAAAGACATGATGGACTCTTACAACGTCGTGCCTGCGGGTGTTGGCAATCTCACCAACATGCCATCGCTTCCTAACTCGCCGGTTGTACCCATGATCGTGCATTGGGAAGAAGCCGCGTTTGAAGAGTACAAGCTCGTCCGAGAGTGGCAAGTAAAGCAATCTCGTGGCGACGATGCTCTCTGGGTGCGCTACGGTGAAATCACGGTCAAGCTCGCCATGATCGAAGCCATTGCGCGTGATCCTATCTCGCCAACCGTGACGTTTGAAGTCTTTAAGATGGCGAATGATTTGGCTCGTTGGTCGTTCAACTACACCGCTGACTTACTGGTTCGGGAAGTGGCCGAGAACGAAATCGAAGCCTCGCACAAGCGCGTCCTGAACTTTATTCGCAAGCAAGGGGAACTCGGAGCTAGCAGCACTCAGCTTGCCAAGTCGCTCCAAGGCATGAAGGCTCGGGATCGAAACGAAATCCTACAGACGCTTTTGGAGTCGGGCGACATCGTAGAGGATGTCATTAAGAAGGATGGTCCGGGCCGGGATCGCCGCGTCTACAAGATCAGGGGGAAGTGAAAAAAATGCCCCGGCGGAGCAAGAGCTACAACACCGGGGCCAAGTCTCTAGGAGAATAGAGATAGCACGGGGGGATCTTACCCCCTCGGATCTTTTCCTGCAAGCCATGAGACGTACCAGAGGGTTTTACGGGCGTCTTGCTCTACGGCGTCCTTATGGCCAAGCCGCCACAGATAGGCAATCGCCGTCCCCTTTAGGAACCCCCGCCACTCGTCCTCGGTCAAAGCAGACTTGATGGCGTCAATAGCCTCAATCTCACCCTTCTTGTAATGGTTCGGGTTTATCGGATCGCTCATCGGACTTTCCTTTTCGTTTGGCCTTTCGTTTAGCGTGGCTGATTTTGGCCATTCGCTGGTAATGCTCTCTAGATCGACGCTTTTTATCACCTGTTGCAGCGCTTCCACCTCGGCTTCCGATAGATGAGAGGTACTCTCGGATTGCATTTCCATTTTCCTTTGTTTCTTTAGAAGACATCAAATTTTCTCCAACTAAAACAATTAAAACTTTCCGTAGCTGCACGGGTTTCCGTTGTAACTGATGTGTTCATATTCCGACCTCGTAACAGCATGACTTTTGAATTCGACACTTTTCTCGGTTAGGGGAATCAGATGAGCCAGAGGCTGACCAGCCTTGATGAAGTACTCACTGTCTCGCTTCGGGACCATCACGTTTATGTGAACTGATATCGTGCTCTTGAAATCCAATACACCCGGAAGGATATTTAAATCTTTTGTATCATCTAATAGTGACCAAGTTGCCGGGATATAAACAAACTTAGATCCAGTTTTTTCTCTAAGTACCCAAGGGCATACAAGTTTTAAATGTATATAATCTTTAAATCCATTTAAAAATTGTGTGGCGTTATGTGTTCTTACGCCGATATCCTTCAAATGACCGCTTGGAAAAGAGTATGTGTATGTCCCATCCTTTTTTGTGCATATCAGTAAATCAGACCATGCTGGAACTACCCATGCATTTGAATATAAATCTAAAAACCCCGGACATTTTTTAGATGTAGATCCCTTTCTTTTCACTGAATCCTGTGTGTAAAAAAATTCTCTTGGGAGATCTTGCCACCATTTTGGCGTTAGCTTAGACGCTCTTCGAATAGAATAATTTTCAAGAACTATTTGATTATCCGTGTAGCAGTTTACTGTTACCTTTCTATCTTTCAGAAAAGAAAACATATTAAAATTCCACCCAACCGGTGATGATGTACTTGTCATCCTTTAAGGGGGGATTGCCACGATGGGTATGCGTAAACCCGGCAGGCCATAAAAGCAAACGTCCCGTTTTAGGTTGAACTCGTTTGCTCTGATACAAAAATTCTGTTTCGCCGCCTTCTTCAACGTCGTTCAAATACAGAATAAAAACAAGCATACGACTACGATGAAGTCGAGTGTTATCTTCCGTATGCCAAATGTGATATCCACCACCCGGCACGGTCTTTTGAATTTTAATCGTGTAGATCTTGTGCGGGTCCGACGTTTGTAGGATCGAATACTTCTCGGCGTACAACGGATAGCAGATACTCCAGAATCCTCTATTGAAATCGTCGCACTCAATACGTAACTCATCGTTCGTGTAAATAGAACAGTTCGGGAAATCAACCGCTTGATCTTTATTAACGTGAGACGGGCGATCCATGCCCTGCACTCGGGAGTAAGACATACCCGCTGAATCTATCTTGTCAAAGTACTTGATCCAGTTCTGGCAGTACTCGGCGGGGAAAACGCCATCAAACACACCAACAAAGTCATCCGTAATTTTGTAGTCAAGCGTCGGGAGCTTCTCCCGAATCTGCTGTTCAAGACTTGGCTTTGCCATTTCTCAATAACTCCAACTCAGTTTTCAAAACATTTAATTCCATGTGGATCACTTTGTACTCTTCCCAAAGTCCTGCTTTGTGGACGTTATTCAAAGCGACCTCAACCTTCTTAGCTTGCGTCTGACCGTAGCCCCACGGCGCAGCCCGTAGTTCGTCTGCCCATGCTCCGGGCGGAGATTCTCTATCTATTGTCATGGATCATCCCCTCCACCACCTTGGTGACTTGTTCGATGACGTTATCCCAAGGCGCGATCATGTTATCCCTCGGGAAGATGCGGATGCTGGGATACCACAGGCTTCGGTCGCCATCCTTGTTACCCCAGTACCAGAGCTTGTTCGCATCCATCAAAAGCACAGGTCGTCCCAATGCACCAGCCAGATGCACGGTCGAGCTACTAATCGCGACGATTACATCGCACATCTGACACAGCGCAGCAAGGCCGTTGAAGTCTTTGTACAAATCAACAGACGTTGTGACGATGTTCACGCCATGCTGCTTGTTGAAATAATCAACCGCATTTTTATCGCTGCCGTATTGCAGGTTAACCAGATTCACATCCTGCTTCAGGATCGGCAGTAGCTGTTCCAGAACGACGCTCTTATGAGGTCCGATCTTGATGGCTGCGCTCACCCACGATAGACCAATCGTCAGCTTGTTCGGGTCGAGTCCTGCTTCTTCGCGGTACTTCTTCACCAGTGCCGGGTCAGCCTGCAAGAAGTTCCGGGCTGCGTACTTCTGGATGTCTGCTTTATCGTTGATGAACGACCAGCCCACACTCGCGAACGGGATCTGCTCCTCATGTAATGCAGAAGGAACCTGATCGCTGTTGGCGATGAAGTCAACATCCGGCATTGATGTCTTAAAGATATCAATCAAGCGCGGGTCAACCATCGCGGTGACCTTATCGGTGCGCTGCCGGATAGCGGGTAGCAGAGACCCGTAGATGATCTGATCACCGATGCCCTGCTCGCCCCACACCAACACAGACTTGGCTTTGGATTCCAGACTCCACTGCGGCTTCTGGGTTACTAGGCGACGGCTCTTGAATCGGTCGCTCTTCCAGCGCGTTTCATACAGAGGCCAGCCTTCTTTGAACTCGTTCTGTTGCAGAAGTAACAGCCCCAGAATCCAGTTGGCGTTTGCCTCTTCCGGACCTAACTCATTGGCCTTTCTGAAGTCTGCCAAGGCATCGTCCCACCGCCGCATCTCCCAATGCGAAGCGCCTCTCTGAATGTAGGCATGAAGGTAGTCCGGTTTGATCTTGATCGTAGCCGTGAAGTCTTCAACCGCAGCGTCGTACTTTTGCTGCTCGGCTTTTACGATGCCACGGTTTACAAGATCATCTGCCGTCAGTTTCCCGCGCTTCTCCGCTGCGTTGTAATACCGCTCGGATTCAGGAAAGTCTTTCTGGATTTGTAGCAGTCGAGCTTTCGCCCGGTACGCCACGATGTCCTTCGGGAAAAGACCGATTGCGTAATTGCAAAGATCCATTGCCTCGGCGTATTTACCCGCCTGAAAAGCAGTTTCAATCTTCTGAATTGTCTTTTGATACTTGTTCATAGTGTTGACGCCACGGCCATCCATTCCTTGCCGTACTCCACATGAGTCCAATCCTGAAACCACGGACCACCTCGGGTCATGTGTACTGCTATCGGATTGGGGCAGTCGTTCTTGGTGTACCAACCTTCTAAGTAGTTATATGCAATCGGCAAGTGTCCGATCACATCGTCAGATAACCACTCAAACCGGTGAAGATAACTCGGCGTCGCGATGTTCACAATCTCTGGCGTTAACTTCTTAACTTGTTCATGCTCACAGTTCAGGAACATGAAACTAGACCAGTTCTTTCGGGGGTAAACGTGTTGCGCTTGGTTGTTCATTTTGACCGTTTCGGTAGGCCGGTAATCGTGCGGTACTACGAAGC